TAATGGATTTTAAAGGAAATGTTAGTTGGGACGAAAAGAAAGGAACTCAACAAACATTTAATGCAGTACATGGAGGAATTTTAAATGATAAAATGTCTAAAAGTGATGGAGATGATTTTTTAGATGCTATAAATTCAAATATAATTCTTTTTTGTAAAGGTGCTTTTTATATTACTTTTTATAGATTAGGAATAGATAAATACTTTGATAGTTTAAATAGAGTTGGGCTTCAATGTAGGTCTTTAATAATTTGGAATAAATTAAATCACACTTTATCTAACTCAGATTATATGAGTAGATACGAACCTATTTTTTATGGTTGGGTAAACGAGCATAATTTTTATGGTGGAAATAATGGAATGGATATTTGGGATATTGATAGAACTAAAAAAAATGAACTTCACCCAACAATGAAACCAATACCATTAATTGAAAAAGCATTAAATGATGGGAGTAAATTAAATGATATTGTTTTAGATTTATTTGGAGGAAGTGGTAGTACAATGGTTGGAAGTCACCAATTAAAAAGACGTGCTAATTTAATGGAATTAGACCCGAAGTACTGCGATGTAATAGTAAAGCGAATGATTAAGTTAGACCCAACATTGATAATTAAAAGAAACGGAGTAGTAACGAAAGACTTTGAATAATGGCATACGATAAACAAAAGATATTTGAACAGGCAAAGGAAATGATAGTTAAACATAAACTATTTTTTACAGATGACATTGTTGCTTTTTTGCCTTGTTCAAAATCTACATTTTATGAATATTTTCCAGATAAATCGGACAAACTGGACGAGCTAAAAGGATTGCTTGAAACTAATCGTATTGAATTAAAAGTGTCTATGCGTTCAAAATGGTACAAGTCAAATGCTCCTGCTTTACAGATGGCATTGATGAAATTGATTGCAAGTCCTGAGGAATTAAGAAAATTATCAATGACACATACTGCAATTGAAGAAGTAGAAAAGCCTATATTTAAAAACATTGATTTAGATGTTGATTAAAACAACAGCGCAAACAAAGATTGCTAAGTTAAAGAAAAGATTGAGGATTGTACAAGGCGGAACGAGTAGCTCTAAAACCTTTACAATCCTTCCTTTTTTAATTCAATATGCAGTTCAATGTCCAAAGTCTGAAATATCAGTTGTATCGGAAAGTATTCCGCATTTAAAACGTGGGGCATTAAAAGACTTTCTTAAGATAATGGATTGGACGGGAAACCTTAATCATAGCAATTTTAATAAATCAAATCTAACTTATAAATTTTCAAATGGTAGTTATATTGAATTTTTTAGTGCTGATCAGCCTGATAAATTAAGGGGTGCAAGACGTGACATTTTATTCATTAATGAGTGTAATAATATAGACTTTGAAAGTTATCAGCAATTAGCTATTAGAACGAAGAAATTTATATATTTAGATTATAATCCAACGAATGAATTTTGGGTTCATACAGAATTAATTAACTCCGATATAGCAGACTTTTTAATACTAACTTATAAAGACAATGAAGCACTTGATGATGCAATTGTAAAAGAAATTGAACGAGCAAAAGAAAAAGCTAAGACCTCAAGCTATTGGGAAAATTGGTGGAATGTTTATGGGTTAGGTCAAATTGGAAGTTTAGAAGGTGTTATATTCAATAATTGGAAAACTATCGATACTATACCTGATGAAGCTCGTTTAATTGGTTACGGGTTAGATTTTGGTTATACAAATGATCCTACAGCAATCATTGAAATATATAAATATAACGATGAAAGAATATTAAATGAAATATGCTATCAAAAGGAATTAAGCAACTCACAAATATCTAAATTTATTACAACTAAGCTACCTTGTTATTGTGATAGTGCAGAACCAAAGTCAATAGCTGAATTAAGAAACTTTGGTGTTAATGCTTTTCCAGTAACTAAAGGAGCGGATAGTATTAATTATGGTATTCAAGTTATTCAGGATAATAGTTATTTGGTTACTCAAAAATCATTAAATTTGATAAATGAATTTAGAAAATATGCGTGGGATAAAGATAAAAGAACAGGAGCTAAATTGAATAAACCAATCGACAACTACAACCACGCAATTGATGCATTTAGATACCACGAAATGGAAACTATAGGATTAGGTAGAAACAAGGGTAATTATTCAATCTACTAAGTACAATTATAAAATATAATCGTTTAAAAATTATGAAATTAGAACTTACAATACCCACAACTTTAGATGAAATTCCGTTGATGCACTACCAAAAGTTTATGGAGGTATCTAAGAATAGCACAGATGACGAATTTGTGGCTCAAAAAATGATACAAATATTTTGCGGAATAGAATTAAATGAAGTGGTTAAAATATCGTTCAATGATATGGTAGATTTGGTTAATCATTTTAACAAACTATTTTCTGAAATACCAAAGTTAAAACCTACATTTAAGATCAAAGATTTGGAACTTGGAATTATACCAAATTTTGACAAAATAACGTGGGAGGAATATATCGAATTAGAAGCGCAATTTAAAGACTTTGATACGTTTCACAAAGCAATGACTGTATTATATCGTCCCGTAATTGAGAAAAATAAACACAATCAATATTTAATTGCGCCTTTCAATAATGTTGAGGAGTTTGGAGATTTAATGAAATACACACCTTTATCAGTTGCTTTAAGTTCTCATCTTTTTTTTTGGAATTTAGAAAAGGAGTTGTTGACAGCTACCATCAGTTATTTGGAGATGATGCTGATGAAGATGACGAAAGTAAACAAAGCGATTTTAGTGAAGAAACTCAATTTAGCAAACAATGGGGATGGTATCAAAGCATATATGCAGTTGCAAAGGGAGACGTTAGAAAATTTGATGAAGTCCTCCGACTTGAATTATTTACCATCCTTAACTTTCTAACATTTGAGAAGCAAAAGAATAGAATTGAAATAAACCAATTAAAAAAAAATAGATTAAAATGAGTGGATATTACGACATAGTGACAAAGTTATATGAAAGTGTAAACAATGATAGTTTAGTTAATCAAACGACAAAAGGAGACCTTTCAGCAGTATTAACGAACAAACAAAATATGTTTCCATTATGTCACATTATGGTTAACAATTCAACATTTGATAAGCAAGTTTTAATCTTTAATATTTCAATTATTTGTATGGACCTGGTAGATTTTAGCAAAGATGAAACGGTTACTTTATATACAGGAAACAACAACGAGGATGATGTAATGAATACAACTTTATCAATTCTAAATAGAGTTTACGAGTCAATGTATAGAGGTTCTTTATTCAGTGATTTATATCAAATTGAAAACGTAGCTAATTGTGAGCCTTTTTTCGATAAGTTCGACCAGAATGTAGCAGGTTGGACAATGACTTTTGACGTGGTTACTCAAAATGATATGTCAATATGTTAGAAACTGAAAAGGAGTTAAAGAAGTTCAGAGATTACGTAATAAAAGAAAGTAGAACAAACTTAACTAAACTCAAAAAGAATAGTTCTAAAAAGCTTTATAATAGTCTTAAAGGAGAATATAAGTTAATGGCGAACTCATTTAGCTTGTATTTCTCTATGGAGGATTACGGTCACTTTCAGGATAAAGGAGTTAATGGTTTAAAACGTAGCCAAAACTCAGAATATTCATTTAAAAAAGGTGTACCTAGTAAAGAAATGTTAGGTAGTTTAGATAAGTGGATAGTAAGAAAAGGATTAGCGCCTAGAAATAAACAAGGTAAATTTGTTAATCGATTATCTTTAAAATTTGCAATAGCGAAAGGAATATTTAATAAAGGAATAAAACGCTCACTATTCTTTACAAAACCATTTGAAGATGCATTCAAAAGATTACCTTCCGAGTTAGTCGCTAAATACGGTTTGGATGCAATTAAGTTATTTAATAGTACAATAGAACAACCAAAAAAGAAATGAGTAATATATTAAGCAAAAGTCCTTATATAGTTAGCGTAGGCGGTGCAAGTGTAATAGGTGGGAAAGTTGAAATATTTTTGTACAAACAAGGTAGTTCAGTTCCTG